TTCATGACCTCATCAGTTAATGCCAGTAATGCATGGTCATTTAAACGCAGAGTCCAGGCCGGCTACCATGATTCATTGACCAGCGTCCCTGATGCTGCAGTCAAAGCTGGTGTCGTGCTCATGGCTGCGAGCTTGTATCGAGAGCGCGGAAGTTTGGACTCCTTCAATAGTTTCCAAGATATGAACATCTCCGCACCTGTCGCTTCAATGGGTCGGATAAACCAGTTGCTCGGCATCAAGAGATCGCAAGTGGCATGAGATGGCAGGCATCTTCACAGACACGATCAGCGCTGTCTCAGCGACGATCACAGCTCTCGGCCTTGTGCCGGTCACTGACCCTCGGAACGCTCGACCTCTTACTGTATTCGTTGAGCTTCCTACTTTCAGTGCGTTCAATAACCAGACAGCGGACATCACGATTGATCTCCGAGTGTTGGGCGCGCCACCCGGCAACCAAGACACTACGGACTACATACTCGGAGTCGTTGATCAACTAATGGACTCCTCTCTCGCAGTTATCTCTGGCAGACCTACGATCGCCTCGATCGGATCTGCCGAGTTACCTGCATATGACCTCACAATTAGAATCGGCACAAGCCGCGTATAAAGGACAAAACAATGGCCACAGTCACCTACCTATCCAACCCCACCGTCACCGTCACAAGCCCTTCGGCGATGACTCTCACCGATCACTGCTCTGCAGCGACCTTGACGCTCACAGCCGAAGCACTTGAGAACACGGCCTTCGGTCAAACCTCACGCACCTTCACCGCTGGGCTTTTCAGCAATGAGCTCACGCTCACACTGTTCCAGAGCTACGGCGCGACAGAAGTTGAGACCATGCTGAACACTTTGTTCGGTGTCGAGTCCACGATCGTCATCAGTCCTGCCGGCGCAACCGAGTCAGCCTCGAATCCTGAGTACACCTTGACAGGCTGCTACTTGGAGACCGTGACTCCAATCATGGCGACTGTTGGCGAGCTGTCGGTTGTTGAGGCCACCTTTAAGGGCGGATCATTCGTCCGCGATGTCACCTGATCTAGTAAGTAATCCGAACCCCGACTAGGAGAACCAATGAAACTCACACTCAGTGTCAAGCTCGCCGATGGCGAGACCTACCAAGTAACGACAAACCTGTTTGTCATTATCTCTTGGGAGCGTAAGTTCAAGCGACGAGCATCAGATCTGTCAAGTGGGATCGGGATGGAAGATCTTGCATACATGGCCTATGAGGCCAGTAAGCAGCAAGGTCATCCAGTGCCGATCTCCTTTGATGAGTTTGTCAAGAAGTTAGAAGATCTAGAAGTCGTGGAGACTGCATCGCCAGTCCCTACCAAGGAGGCTTCCGGCGACAACTAGCAGCTCTGCTAGTTGAGACTGGGTTCTGGCCTCCGACTATTACATTCGAGACAGATGATCTGGCGACTTGCGTTCAGATCATCAATGAACAAAGACGGAAGCAATAATGGCTGCATCAATCGGAATTGAGTATGACGGATTGAAGCAGGCTCTCCGTGAGATCCAGAAAGTTGATCCTGCGCTCCGTCGGCAGATCACTAAGGACATTAAAGCAGCTATGGATCCTCTCGTCTCTGCCATCAAAGACTCGATTCCTTCGTCGCCACCGTTGACCGGACAGAAGCACAACGGACGCACCGCTTGGAAGAACGAGTCAAAGAACATCGTCGTCAAAGTTGACACGCGCAAAGCTCGCAAACGCAACGCAGGACAGGGCGCACAGTACGAGTCCATCGGCACAGTCAGGATCACTGCAAAAGGTGCAGCTCTCTCCATGACCGACATGGCAGGACGAGGCCCGAACCAAACACGCAACAAGAACCCACTTCGAGCACGCCCAAACTTCTCTCAAGATCTGACCAGCAAACTTCGCACACCGTCACGCTTCGTCTGGGCGCGCTCAGACGACTACTTAGACGAGATCACTCGCCGAGTTGATGCGATCGTGATAGAAGTAATGGATCAAACAACTAAGAGGATCGTAAAGCGCTAATGGCTATTAACCTCCCCATCATCTCAGAGTGGAATCCTGCCGGCATTGATAAGGCCATCAACGACTTCAAAAAACTAGAAACCACAGGACAAAAGGCATCGTTCGCTATTAAGAAGGCTGCAGTCCCTGCAGGCCTCGCTCTCGCAGCTGTCGGCGCTGTCGCTTTTGATGCTGTCAAAGCGTTCGCCGAAGATGACGCTGCAGCCCAAAAACTTGCCACCACTCTCGGCAATGTCACTGGAGCATCGGACTCTCAAGTCAAGTCTGTGGAAGACTTTATCTCCAAGACTTCAATGGCTGCAGCGGTTGCAGACGATGAACTCCGACCAGCACTCGACTCCCTCGTGCGAGGCACAGGAGACATCACAAAAGCCCAAGATCTTTTGAGTCTTGCACTTGATGTCTCTGCCGGTACAGGCAAAGATCTCGGCGCTGTCTCCGACGCACTATCAAAAGCATTTAACGGCAACCTCGGCCCATTAAAGAAACTAGATCCAGCACTCGCTGAACTGATAAAGAGTGGCGCTACGACTGACGAAGTGTTTGCAGCTATGGGCGAGACTTTTTCTGGTCAAGCATCCACTGCAGCGAACACGACCCAAGGCAAGATGAAAAACCTCGGGATTCAGATGGGCGAACTCAAAGAGTCCATCGGCGCAGCTGTTGCACCACTTGCCGAAAAACTGATCCCACAGCTACTCAAGTTCACCACATGGGCATCCAATAACAAAGGACTCATCGTCGCTATCGGTGCAACGATCGCAGTACTAGCTGCAGCGATTATCGCATTGAACGCTGGACTCGCTATCTACAACACGATCCAAGCAGTCACTCTCGCCATCAACACAGCACTCACAACATCATTCTCCGCTCTATGGGTCGCCACAGGTGCAGTCGTCATCATCGCAATCATCGCAGCACTCATCGCACTCCAACTCAAGTTTGACATCTTCGGGAAGGCGATAGACGGAATTAAAAAAGGCTTTCTCATCTGGTGGGATGTAGTCAAGTTTGTCTTCGGAGCAATCAAGTCAGGCTTCGGAGAACTTAAAGATCTCGGAGTCAAAATCTTTGACGGCATCGGCGGAGCGTTCAAAGGCGTAATTAACGCAGTCATCGCAGGTCTAGAAGGCGGACTCAACTTTGCCATCAAAGGCCTAAACATCATCCTTGACGGCATTGACAAAGCAGCCGGGCCTTGGGTCAACTTCGGCGAGATTCCGCCAGTCAAACTTAACCGACTAGCTGAAGGAGGAATCGTAACCTCGCCTCAGATCGCCATGATCGGCGAAGGCGGCGAACCCGAAGCGATCATCCCTCTCTCCAAACTTGCAAGCATGGGATTCGGTGGCGGAGGCCCGACTATCAACATCACAGTCACTTCGGCAGATCCGAACGCTGTCGTCGCAGCTCTTCAACGCTATGTCCGAATGAGTGGCCCAGTGCCAGTGACCACAAGGCCTCTCTGATGAATCAGAACCTCTGGAAGGTCACAGTGGACGGATACAGCCTTGACGGCTTTGTCTATTCGCTGTCATTTTTTAATGGGAAGAAGAGATGGCTGGAGAACTATTCGCCTCAAAGTCTGTCGCTGACTATTGACAACTCGACAGGTCTTGCATCCGCTTTCTTGCCCGGATCAGTGATCAAAGTGTTCAGGGACGGAGTAGGCACGAACAACAACGCTCGGAGCTTCTTTTACACTCAAAGCGTTTCCTACGATGACGGTTTCCAGTACGCGTCAGGTGGAGCGACAGCGACGATCACAGCGATAGATTTGTTCGGACTGTTGTCGCGTGAGCAACTCGTGAACGAAGACCTTGGAGACTTCAACACTCTTGATCAGCTCGCCAACTTTACAGCTTTGATCAGTTTCACAAACGACGGAAACAGTGTCGCCTACCCTACCGACAATTACACCGGCACGATCGGCGCTCGACTTGCTCAAAATATGCAGACCGAACACGGCCTCATGATCAACTATGGCGACACGATCAAACTATTGGCAAGGTCTCAAGTCGGCGAGAATGTCTCAACATTGTCATTCGGTGGCACAGCATCGGCGACAGTGCTTCCAATGAACGCAGTCTTCAGGTCTGCCCTCGGCGATTCGTTCAACAATGTCGTCACAGTAGATTCCCCAGCTGGCTCGTACACAGCGACAAACGCTGCAGGAGTCGCTCTCTGGGGAACATGGGCAACAACTACGACACAAGTAGACGGAAGCCTCAGTCAAGCGCAAGGATGCGCCGAATATCTCGCCGCTCTCATGGGCGACATCTTGTCAGTGAATCAGATCTACTTTGAGATTCATGTATGGGACTACGCAGTCAACCCCTCAACTCTCACACTGTTCAACCAATACAACGACTTCATCAGTCAGAACATAGATGTCGTCTACCGCACACCCGGCACTGTCTCAGACACGACCTACGAGTGCGTCATCGAAGGCCTACAGATCAACTCAGACCCTGAGAAGACCGAGTATGTGTTCTACCTCACCCCAGCGGAGCTGTATCGTTCATTCATCCTTGACGATCCCATCTTCGGTACTCTTGACAACAACAGACTCAGCTACGGCGTAGCAGGGTTCCTGTAAAGGAGAAAAATGCCCACCTATCTCGGAGACTTCACTGCCGGTCAGATTCTGACCGCAGATGACATGAACGACATTGCAACATGGACGACCTTCACACCCTCATTCACTGGAGTCACTCTCGGCACTGGATCATCAAACACTGGACAATACTGCCAGCTCAATGAGATCCTCTTTATCAGAACCAAGACTATTTTGGGTACTGGCGGATCGTTCACTAACCCAGTGCTGACTTTGCCTGCTTCCAAAGTGATGACAGGAACTCCGACAATGCTGTGGGTTCCGTCAATGCATGGAGTAATGATTGACGCTGGAGTCAACTCTTACGCTTTGGCAGTTATTCACAACTCCACCACCAGCCTCGGCGTTTATGCTCAGACCGCTTCTGGCACATATGTCACTTGGACTTCAGCAGTATCTTCAACCGTCCCATTCACAAGCGGAGTAAACGACTATCTTGAACTCTCCGGATACATACAGGTGAACTAATGATCTCAGCAACTTGCAAAAATCCTGACTGCATAGAGTCAGACATCCTCTACAACTGTGAAGGATTCGCCGACCCGATCAAGTGCGGAACTTGCAACCAAGACTGCGAACTGACCGATCCTCGACCTGACCCTGAGCGACCAGCGTGAAAACTCTAGCCGTGATCGCAGCTCTTGCAGTTGTCCTGATGTTCGTCGTCACAGGATGCAGTGACCGCGTTCGAGGCAACTGCGAAACCCAACCCACAGCGCCCAGATGTGACACCTCAACAGGAGCAACCACACCATGAGAAAACGACTCACCAACTCAGAGATTAA